GGAATAGCATGGAGAGATTAACATATGTGGCAGAGAATGGAAAAGTTTTATTTCATCCAGCAGATTTACCGGATGATGAGGAAATTACCATTACCCAGCTTGCGAAAGATGGAAGATACAAAGCCCTGGAAGAGATTGCGGAAAAACTTGCAAATAGAGAGCAAGCCGAAGAGCAGGGATTACTTCTGCGGTTGCCGTGCAAAGTGGGAGATAAGGCTTACATTATTGCAGGAAAAGACATATCTAAACAGACGATTCAAAGAGTAACGATTGGTTCTGATAAAATATTAGAATTTTGCACAAGAAAAAGAGGGTTTGCGATATCTGATATTGGCAAAAAGGTATTCCTTACCAGAGAGGAAGCTGAAGCCAAGCTGAAAGAAATGGAGGACTGAAAGAAATGTGGAAAATAAAGATTATATACAAAGATAAAAGCAGCTGTACTTTAACCGGCAGCCACAAAGAGATACCGTTGGAGTTAGCAGTCAATTATTTTAATAAATATGTGGCAAATCGTATCATTTATAGTGCACGTTATCAGCAGTACCCGAAAAAGGATTATAGTGAGATGGACTTGCTTGAGAAAATTGAAGAACTGTGGGAGAGAGAGGATATTGACCATGAAGAAGAATGAAGCGAGCGTGATCATCGGTAATATTCCGGTTAACGGAAAAGACGGGTGTTACTCTATAACAGAATATCAGGAAGCGAAAACGGTAGCTGTCCAAGCACTTGAAGAGATTCAGCAGTATCGTGCAATCGGTACGCCGGAAGAGTGCCGGGCGGCGGTGGAGAAGCAGAAACCAAAGAAGCCGGTAATGGATGGATACTGCTGTTTTGAAAGCTATGAATGTCCTACTTGTCATCATGATATTAGTAACGAACAAAAGTATTGCGATAAATGCGGACAAAAGTTGGGAGATGATGAAGAATGAGCGAAAAATTAAAGCCGTGCCCGTTTTGCGGTGGAAAAGTGAAAGTTATTTTGACAGAAAATATTCAAGTCGATGGGATTTTTTATGTTGTCACAAGAGGAAATACAAAAAAGAATAATTGCCATTGCAGACTATTTTTTGAAAGTGAATTAATGCCAAGGAATGCTTCAAAATGGACAAGAAAAGCAGTATTTGATGCTTTGGTAGAAGCATGGAACAGGAGGGCGAACGATGAGACTGATTGATGCAGAAAATTTAATGACAGTAACGGATATTCGTGAAGATGGAACAGAGATTACATATGTTCCTTATTCAGAAATTGAGAGTGCGCCGACTGCCTATGATCTGGACAAGGTGGTGGAGCAGCTAAAAGACGAACAGGAACTGTCATATGCAGATTTTGAAATTTACGCAGAGGAACATGGATTATCGGAAGATGATGACTGGCATCACAGGTCTTGGAAGAGCAGTCGAAATCGTGAAAAGAGGTGGAGTATGTTAGTACCTGCAATTTTGTATAAAGACCAAATAACTAAAGAGTTTCAGAAATATTATTATACAACAGACATGATGTATGAGACTGGCGGTATAGGGAATTGGATACCTGAAATTGCGGATTGTCCTGAAGATTGGCAGTTTCAATATGCGATAGTAGACAAAAATAAAAAGCTCATTGGCTATTTAGGATATGTAGTAGATTGGTACGTATCTAAAGCATACAACTTCGGGCTGTTTTCATTTGAGCGAGAAAATTTACAAGTTCCTAAGGATGTATTCAGAAAATTAGAAGAACTTGTAAGTACATTACATAGGGTTGAATGGAGAGCCGTTGGCGGCAATCCTGCTTGTAGAGGATATGATAACTTTATTTCGAGACATAACGGCACAAAACATATATTGAGAGATGCAATTCGAGATGCTGATGGCAATTATCGAGATGACATTATTTATGAGATTGTGAGAGGCGGTGGAGTAGATGGCTAAGTGGAATGCAAGCGTGGGTTTGCAACTTTCGATTGATTATGATGATATTGAAGCTGATACACGGGAAGAAGCAGAACAGATTGCAAAAGACAGAGCATTGGAAGATATTGACTGGAACAATTGTGACTGTGATGTTGACAATTCGATTGTGTATAGCTGCTATGAGGAGAAATCAGAAGATGCGTAGAGTGTTACCAATTTTATTCAACACAGAAATGGTTCGGGCTAATCTGGACGGAAGAAAGAGTTGTATACGCAGACTTGTAAAAGGCTTTGTTCCGGATGATGCAATATGGGGTTATACCGCCTTTACACCAAAAGGGTATATATCATGCCGCGGAACATTTGCAGATGGTTACGGAGAAAAATTCTTTAAGCTGCCATATCAGCCGGGCGACATCCTTTATGTCCGGGAAACATGGCATAAAGGATTAGAACGATATATGTATCGTGCAGACTACTCCGATACGGAGAAGTTTTACCGGAATGGAAAAGAAATCGAGATGAAATGGCACCCGTCCATCCGCATGCCGAAAGAAACCGCACGCATCTGGCTAAAGGTTACAGATGTGAGAGTGGAGCGATTGCAGGAGATTACGGAAGTCGGCATACAGAAAGAGGGAGTTGAGGTAGACCCGAAGGAATGTGCTGGTAAATTTGATTTTATTTCCGAACTGTTCCTCCTATTTCAGAGATTGTGGGATTCCACCATCAAGAAATCCGACCGTGATCGTTACGGCTGGAATGCATCGCCGTGGGTTTGGGTGATCGAATTTGAGCAGTGCGAGAAACCGGAAGAAAATTAAAGTTTAGCGGAGGATAAAAGATGGCTTATGGTTATGAAGATTTATCAAGAGCGCAAGAAGATGTTATACGAGTTATGAAGGCGCATGGAAATATTTTGATAAAAAAACATGGGTTTTGGACATATGAAAATTGTGAATTTCACAAAGATCATAACAGCAACATTCCAATTTTCAGTTGCCAAATAACAACATTGAGAGTGCTTGCGCGAAGAAATATAGTCACACTTGATGAAAATAAAGGTATTTGTAAATTGAACTGAAATTTAGGAGGTGAGTGATATGGCTAAAGCAGTATTGGTAATGGATATGCCGGAATCGTGCGGGGAGTGTCCTTTTTGCAGAGGGCTGAATGAGTGTAAGGTAAAAAAGTACTTAGTTATGGACAGGCTGTTCACTATTTTTACTGTGGACGCGCAAATCATGGAGGGTGGAAAACCGAGTTGGTGTCCGCTCCGGGAACTGCCGGAGAAGAAAGAAACTGTTCACCCGCAGGAATGTTACGATAATAGTTACTGGTCAGATGAAATGAGAGCGGGTTGGAATGCTTGCTTGGATATGATATTGGAGAAGAAGGTGAATGAGAATGTTATGCCCGGTACCAGGAATGGAAAAAGAACAGAAGGAGCACAAGAGAATGAGAAAAGAAAATAATAATGTTGTTCCAATATGGGAAAAAGTGACGTTATCATTTGAAGAGGCAAATGCTTATTCTGGAATAGGAATTAATAAATTAAGGGAGTTGACAAATAGTCCAAAATGCAACTTTGCCATCAGAATCGGAAACAGAACGCTGATTAATAGAAAAAAATTTGAAATATTTCTGTCGCAGAAGACAGTGCTTTGATACGTCACAAAAGAGAGATTGAGAAAAGAGCTTTTATATGTTAACATAGCTGTATTATATAAAGGCTCTTTTTTAGATAGGAGTAAAATTATGGGAAAGGATTTAAAAGGTAAGGAACTTGGGGAAAATATAAGCCAGCGAAAGGATGGAAGATATTGTGCAAGATATGTTGATAGATTTGGAAAAAGAAAATCTATTTATGATAATAATTTAAAAGAATTAAAACAGCGTTTGCGGCAGGCAATATATGAAGATGAGAAAAAAATAAACGTTATCGATGATAAAATAACGTTAGATGAATGGTTTGAAAAATGGATGGACATATATAAAAATCCGGTTATCAGGCCAAGTACAAAGAGGCATTACGAACATATTTATAAAAAGCATATATCGCAGCGACTTGGCAATCTTCCGCTAAATGAGATAACTCAGTTACAGATAAAATCATTAATAAATAAGTTGGATGATATGGGATATCAATGGGAGACTCAAAATAAAACTCGTGTTATTTTGACAGATTTATTTGAAAGAGCATTAGAGGATGATTTTGTAAGAAAAAATCCTGCCAGAGGTGTGCGCTTGGCAAAAAATAAACCAAATGAGAGATTTATTTTATCTGTTGAGGAACAAACGGAGTTTTTTGAGTGCTCTGCTGGAACCTTTTACGACAATTTGTTTGTTGTAGCGGTAAACACAGGACTTCGTCCGGGAGAGTTATTTGCACTCACATGGGATGATATCGACCTAGAAAATATGATTATAAACGTTGATAAAACATTGTCATATCAAAAATTTGATGGTGATGAAAAAAAGATTTTTCATCTAGGGCCGCCAAAAACCGAGAGTAGCGTGAGAAGCGTGCCGATTAACGACTTATGTTGTGTGGCCTTAAAAAAACAGTATATTTTAAAACGCGTTATAGCTAAAAAAAATGTGAGACCGAACGAACTTGGAGACAGATTATTTGTGACAAAATATAACACACCTCTAAATTCAGTGTTATATAACGATGCCATAAAAAGGATTTTGAATGAAATAAATTTACAAAAAGATGATCTTGAAAAATTAGAGCCCTTTGGCGGACACACGTTTAGGCATACTTTTGCAACAAGGTGCATTGAAAATGGCGTACAGCCTAAAGTGTTGCAAGGATATCTCGGACATGCAGATATTAATATGACGATGAACCTGTATGTGCATTCTACAGAAGAGTTTAAACAAAAAGAAATTAAGAAGCTGGATAATATTATGGGTGATCCACATGATTTGGTGACAGAAAGATTTGAAAAAGCAAAAAAAGTAGTGGATTTTTGTGGCGTAAAAATGGCGTAAAAAAAATATTTTGTGGTGTCAAGGAGTGGAGAAAAAACAGCAAATATAAGGCCTTGCAGATAAAAAAAGAAAAATCCAATAATACTTATTATGTTTATCAGGTTACTCCGTATGAGTTGTAGGGGAAATGCTAAAAACAAGCAGATTTTATGGGATTATTATAAAAATGTATTTTAATGATACCAGTCAACATCATAAACCACACATCCATGCTTTTTATGGAGATTATGAAGCTGTTATTGCCATAGATGGACAACTGCTTGCCGGTTCTATGCCGGTAAAACAGCTAAAGATTATTAACGGATGGCTTGCTATCTATGAAGAACAGGTTTATGAAGCTTGGAATCATGCGGTACGTAATGAACATTTTGAAAGAATTAATCCATTATAGTAGAAGGAGAACACTAGATGTTTGAAATTAACGGAATTGTATATGCAAGTGAATTCAAGAATACCCTTTCTATTACAGAGGCTAATGCATCAACAGCCATTTCATAGGCTTCCTGCATATTTCCGCCTTGTGTTAGACATTCTGGAAAATCAGGAAAAGTAATCCAAAAACCACCTTCCTCTGCTGTGTGAAATACGGCAGGATAAAATAACTTATCCATATCATCATCCTTTCCTTATCATGCTTGCATTGCACTATGTAAGATCACGTATGTAAATAAAAAAAGAAAACCGCTATATCACGGTTTCTATTTGCTAAGTTTCTTAAATTTTTGTGTTCATACGTTCTCTGAACGGTGGCATAAAAACTTCAATTAACACCGATACCTGATTAGGTTTTAGTTTTAAATCTGTAACTGCAGAAGGCTTCGGAATGATTTCATGATCTTGTTCCATGCCCCAAATATGAAGTCCGAGAGCTTCTTTTGCATTTTTTAAGGCCTCATCGGTATTGTCTTTATCAGCACACGGATAGCAGCCCGGCAAATCTGGAAATTCGATGGAAATTCCAGCATCTTCATAAGTGAATAGTGCAATATAAGAATATTTGTCTTTGAGCATTGCTATATCCTCCAATTTTTTTAGTCATTTCAGTTAATATCTTTTGCATTAATATATTTGTCATATTTTACGACTCCTTTGTAGTCGAGAGATTCCTTATAACATATATGATAGGGGATTGCATAACAATAATCAATAGAAATTTTCTTTTCTTAAATTTCCCACAATTTTGAACCATTAACATTTCTAATTTAAGGAAATATTGTCTCGATTTGTAGGCGTTTCGATAATATTTGCATTTGGTTTCATATGTGGACAAAGATTCGCTACAAATGGATTTTATAGATGAAACGGTCATATTTCTTCGGTTTTTCCCAAATAAGATGTAACAATTTTTTTATCCATAAAATCTCATTATAACATATCTTTTCGGTAACCTAATTATTTTCCAAAATAAAAAAATGAATGTAAAAAATAAAATCTTAAAATATGAAAAAATAAAAAAATTTCAAATCATTAGGTAAAAATTTTTTCGTGCTATGATTAGACAAAGGAGGTGAACACATAAAAATTTTGACTAAGAAAGAGAGGAGGTGAATAAGAAATGAATTACTATAATTTTTGGAGTTTGGTTATTGTAGGATTAGAGTATTTTGCACTCGAAGTGAACGAGCGAAAAAACAAAAACAACGTTCTTTTGGCAACAATAATGGTAGGGATTATTTTCTTCATAGCACTGATTGCGATTTTAGGTTTGTTGTTTTAATCAAGAGAGAGGGGGCTG